CCTCGCTTTTCACAAACCGCAACAATTTTCCTGATTTAGTGATAGGTGGCATCTATGGCGAAGCGTGGCAAGAAGTCGGCCGCGTCGCTCGCCGTCGTGCAGGTGCTTCCAGGCCAGCGTCCGGAGCCACCGGCGGAGCTGACCGAGGCGCAGGCGGCAGTCTGGCGGGCTGTGGTGCGGACGAAGCCGGCCGACTGGTTCACGGACGATACATTTCCGCTGCTGGTGGCCTACTGCCGGCATGTCGTCGCCGCGCGTGCGCTGAGCGAGGCCGTCGACAGGTTCGATATGTCGCTGCTGGCCGATGAGGAGCACATCAAACGCTACGACAAGCTGTTGGCGATGCGCGAGCGCGAGACGCGGGCCGTGCTGGCCCTCGCGCGGAGCATGCGCCTGACGCAACAGTCTCGCTATGACGCCAAGCGGGCGAACACGGCAGCGACTCAGACGCAGGCGCGCAAGCCCTGGGAGGCGTGATGACGCGTGGCGAGCGCAACGCCGCGTGGATCGAGCGCTACTGCCGCATCCCGGAGGGCAGGTTCGTCGGCCAGCCGGTCAAGCTCACGCCGCAGCAGCGTGAGTGGCTGAAGCAGATCTACGACACGCCGACGCGGCGATTCATCCTGTCGATGCCGCGCAAGAACGCCAAAACGTCGTTCTCGGCGTTCTTGCTGCTGCTCCATCTAGCAGGGCCGGAGGCGAGGCCAAACGGGCAGCTATTCAGCGCGGCGCAGTCTAGGGAGCAGGCGGCGATCCTATTCGCGTTGGCGGCCAAGATCGTTCGCATGTCGCCTGACCTCAGCGGTGTGATTGTCATCCGAGACACGGCAAAGCAGCTGTTTTGTCCCGAGTTGGGGACGCTTTACCGGGCGCTCTCGGCGGAGGCCTCAACGGCTTATGGTTTCTCACCGGTCTTCGTCGTCCATGACGAACTCGGTCAGGTGCGCGGGCCGCGGTCGGAGCTGTATGAGGCGCTGGAGACGGCCAGCGCGGCCCAAGAGGAACCGCTGTCGATCATCATCAGCACCCAGGCGCCGACCGATGCCGACCTGCTGTCGATCCTGATCGACGACGCCAAGACCGGCAAAGACCCGCGGACCAAGTTGGTGCTCTACACCGCGGACGAGTCGCTGGATCCGTTCAGCATGGAGGCCATCGAGCAAGCGAACCCGCACCTGCACGTCTTCATGAACGTAGATGAGGTGAGGGAGCAGGCTGAGGCCGCCCGCCGGATGCCCTCGCGCGAGGCGAGTTACCGCAACTTGATTCTGAACCAGCGAATCAGCCTGGTCTCGCCCTTCGTGGCGCGGCCGGTTTGGGAGCGGTGCGCCGGTGCGCCGGACGAGCAGGCATTCCGCGCTGGGCCGGTGTTCATCGGGTTGGATCTCTCGGCGCGGAACGACCTCACGGCGCTGGTGATGATCGCCCAGCGCGACGGGATCTGGCACGTGCGCCCGGAATTCTTCGCGCCGCTCGACGGCATCCACGATCGGGCGCTGCGGGATCGCGTGCCCTATGACCTCTGGCACCGGCAGGGGTATCTCACTGCCACTCCTGGCGCGTCTGTCGACTACGGCATCGTCGCGCGGCGATTGGTCGAGCTTTGCGACGACTACCCGGTGCAGGTCGTGGCCTTCGACCGCTGGCGCATCGACGTATTGAAGGCAGAGCTGGCACGCCTGGGCGTGGAGCTGCCGCTGGAGCCGTTCGGGCAGGGATTCCGCGACATGGGCCCGGCGCTCGACTTGCTGGAGGCCGATTTGCTGAACGAGGCGATCCGCCACGGCAACCACCCGATTCTGACCTGGTGCGCGGCCAACGCCATCGCCACGGCCGACCCGGCGGGCAACCGCAAGCTCGACAAGAGCAAGGCGACCGGCCGTATCGACGGCATGGTGGCGCTGGCAATGGCGCGGGGCGTGGCGGGCAAGGGGGCCACCAATGACGCCGACGACTTCGCCGACTTCCTTTCTAACCCGATAGGCCGCTGATGAACTTCTGGCAATCCATGTGGGCGCCGATCCGCTCGTGGTTCGGCGGCCGGCAGCATTCGGGCACGCAAGACACCGGGCCGACTGGCAGCAGCTATTCGCCCGCTGTCACCGTGACCGAGGAGACGGCGCTACAGGTCTCGGCGGTGTGGGCGTGCGTTCGCCTCATCTCGCAGACCGTGGCGAGCCTGCCACTGATTGTCTACCGCAAGACCCCGCAGGGGCGGGTGGTGGATGACTCCCACTGGTTCGCCAAGCTGATGAGAAAGCGCCCGAACCAGTACCAGACGAGCTACGAGTTCTGGGAACACATGGTCGCCAACCTGGCGCTGCACGGCAACATGTACGCCCGCAAGAACGTCTTGGGCGGGCAGGTCCGCTCGCTGCTGCCGCTCAACCCGCTGCAAGTCGAAACCAGGCTGATCGACGGCAGAGTTGTTCACCTGTTCAGCTCAGACGGCAACGTGACCGCGCTGGCTGCGGAGACTGTGTGGCACGCCCGCATGAACGGTGACCTTATCGTCGGGCGCTCGCCGCTGCAGTTCGGCGCCAAGATCATCGGCATTGCGCAGGCCGCCGAGCAGACCGTCACCAACATCTACGCCAACGGCGGCAAGCGATCCGGCGTGCTGAGCTTCGACCGGCTGCTGACCAAGGAGCAGCGCGAGCAGATCCGCGCCAACTTCTCGACGCTGACTACCGGCACTGATGACAGGCTGCTGGTGCTGGAGGCCGGCGCCAAGTTCGAGCCGATCAGCATGTCGCCGCAGGACATCGAGCTATTGGCCTCGCGTCGGTTCCAGCTTGAGGAAATCTGCCGCTGGTTCGGTGTGCCGTCCGTGCTGGTCAATGACACCTCTGGCTCTACCACATGGGGCAGCGGCATCGCGCAGCTCGTGGAGGGCTTCTACAAGCTGAACCTCCGGCCGTATCTGGAGGCCATCGAGAACAGCATCACCACGCACCTGTTCAGCGACGACGACCGCGAGCGCTACGAGGTCGAGTTCGACTTCGAGGGCCTGTTGCGGGCGGATATGAAATCGCGCTTCGACGGCTACCGCGTGGCCGTCACCTCGGGGCTGATGACCCCCAACGAAGCCCGCGCGCTGGAGTGGCTGCCGGCGGTTGCTGGCGGCGATAAGCTGTTCATGCAAGGCGCCATGCTGCCCATTGACAAGATCGGCAGTGCACCAACCAACCCGCAGCCTGGAGAGGGCAACGATAGTGGAACGTAAGCTCGCCTCACTGGAGGCTGTCGAATTCAAACTGGACGAAGCCCGCAAGGGCTTTTTCTCTGGCTACGCCTCCGTCTTTGGCGGCGTGGACTCCTATGGCGACACCATCCTACCCGGCGCCTACAAGAAGACGCTCAAGCACCGCAGGCGCCCGGTGCAGATGCGCTGGAACCACTACGGCCCAGTCATCGGCAAGTGGCTGAAGCTGGAGGAGGACGAGCGCGGCCTGTACGTCGAGGGCGAACTGACCCCCGGCCATTCGGTCGCCGAGGACGCTTATGCGCTGCTCAAGCACGGCGCGGTGGACGGCCTGTCCATCGGCTACCGGCCGGTGAAGGTCGAGAATCACGGCGACGGCAGGCGCACGCTTAAAGAAATCGAGCTTATTGAGATCAGCATCGTGGAATCGCCCGCCGACCTGTCGGCCCGTATTGGTGACGTGAAGTCGGCTCTAGATCAAGCTGAATCTTTGAAAGACATCGAGGCCCTGCTGCGTGAGGCTGCCGGGTTCTCGCGGGCTGATGCGTGTGCGCTGGTGTCGCGCATCAAGGCCCTGTCTCGCGGTGAGCGCGACGACGAACTCAAGACCAGCGAACTCCTGGAGGCCATCAAGGCCATAACCGCAAAACTCACCGCGAGGTAATACGCAATGGATATGGAAAAGGAACTGAAGCAGGCGCTCGACGCGCACGGCAAGGCCATCGACGCCGCCATCGAGAAGTTCGAAGGCCAGCTCGCCGAAAAGGGCAAGGTTGACGACGAGATTCGCGCCGAAGTGAAGGCGCTCTCGGAGAAGTTCGAGAGCACCATCACCGAACTGGCGCAGAAGATGGAAGCCGCTGGCGGCGAGCCGGAAGTGCTGACCGCGGGCGCTGAGTTCATCAAGTCGGCGCAGTTCAAGGCGCTGGCCGCGCGTCAGGTCGACAAGGCCCGCATCGAGGTGAAGAACACCGTCGTGGCCGACAGCACCACGACCTTCCCGAACCAGCGTCCTGGCGTCATTCCTGGCGACTTCGCCCCGATCACCATCCGTCAGCGCATCCCGGTAATTCCGGTGTCCAGCAACGCTGTAAACGCGCTGCGTGAGGCGAGCTTCACCAACGCCGCCGCGGAAGTCGCGCAGGCCGCCGAGAAGCCGGAATCCGACATCACCTTCGCGCAGTACAACGTGGTGATCGAGACCATCGCGCACTGGATCAAGGTATCGGCCCAGCTCCTGGCGGACGCGCCGGCTGTTGCCTCGTACATCGACACCCGTCTGCGGGATGGCCTGGCGCAGCGCATCGAGCGGCAGCTTCTGCTCGGTGATGGCACCAGTCCGAACCTGTCCGGTCTGACCGATGCGGGCAACTTCACCGCCTTCACCCCGGAAAGCGGCGCCAATCTGGTCGAGTCGATCAACAAGGCCAAGTACGCCCTGTGGGCCACCGGCAACGCGCCGGATACCGTCATCGTCAACCCGGCCGACTGGGGCGCGATGGAGTTGGCGAAGGATGCCGGCGGCGCGTACCTGTACGGCGCACCCGGCACCAATGCCGGCATGAACCCGTTCGGCGTAGCAGTCGTGCTGTCCAACCACATGCCGGCGGGCAAGTTCCTGATCGGCAACCTGGCCGGCGCGGCGACCATCTATCAGCGGCAGGGCGCCGTTGTCGAAATGGGCTTCGTGAACGACGACTTCACGAAGAACCTCGTCACCATCCGCGCCGAGGAGCGTATTGGCCTGGGCGTGGATCGCCCGAGCGCCATCATGTACGGCGACATCACTGCCGCCTAAGCATGAAAGGGGAGGGCTTCGGCTCTCCCCTTTGATACGGAGGCGCTATGAAGTGCAAAGCATTGCGCACCTTCCTGCACGACCAGCTAGGCCGAGTGGAGAAGGGGCAAGAGTTCGAAGCAACCGAGGCGCAGCTAGGCGGCGTTCGGCGCTTCGTCGAAGTCTACGAAACCAAGGTAGTCCGCGAGGTTCCCGAGAATGGCGAACGTGACGCTGAGCGAGGCGAAAGCGCACCTGCGGGTCGATCACGACGCCGAGGACGATCTGATAAGCGGGCTGATTGACGCCGCCGAGGATTACGTCTCGCGCTATCTGGAGCGCCCGCTGCCGTGGGAGGACGAGGACGGCCACCCAGTGCCGGTGCCAGCGGCCGTGCGCGCCGCGATCCTGCTGATCGTCGGCGATCTATACGCGCATCGCGAGGCACAGTTCGTCGGCACCACCCATGCTGAGAACCCGGCAGTGATGAGGCTGCTGGCGCCGTATCGCACGAACATGGGGGTCTGATGGCGCGCTACTGGAGCACGACCGGCGCCGGCCAGCTGGACCAGCGCATCGCGCTGCAGCGCCTGACGCGCATCCCTGACGGGGGCGGTGGCTATGCCGAGGACTGGCAGACCTACGCCACCGTGTGGGCCTACGTGCGCCCCATGAGCGGCAGAGAGCGGTATCAGGCACAGCAGTTGGAGGCGGCGGCGAACTATCGCATCACGATCCGCTACCGCGCCGACATCGACCCGGCCGACCGCATCGTCTGGCGCGGCAAGACGATGAACATCCGGTTCATCGCCGACGCCGGGCCGCGCGATCAGTATCTCACCATTGACGCTGAGGTCCAGCATGTCTAGGTCTCGCGTGCAGGGCGCGAATCGCTTGCGCCGCCTGCTCAAGCGCATTGACCCCGAGATCACGGCGGACGTAAAAACCGCCATCAGCGAGGGCGCCGAGGCGATCCAGGCCGACGCCATCAACCTTGTGCCCAAGGACACCGGGGATCTCGCGCGCAGCATTGACTACCGAGTCAGCAGTGACGGCCTGGCCGCCGTGGTTGGCCCGGCCGCGCGTGCCGCCGAGATCGTGCGCCGCAAGACGGGCAGCGCGTTCAAGGCGTCGCAGGTGCGGCTTTCCAAGCGCAACAAGGCGCTGATGTTCGAGTACTTCAAGGGGTACTGGATCGAGTTTGGCACCAAAGGTGCGCCGAAGAAGAATATCCCGCCGCAGGTGCCCCGGCCGTTCATGAAGCCTGCCTTCGACCTGAACGAGTCCTGGATCCTCGGCCGCGTCAATAAGAGCATCGCCAAGGCGCTGGACAAAGCATCGCGAGGTGCTGGCAATGACTGACCCATCCTGGCCGCTGCAACAGGCGCTGTATCAGGCGCTCTCCAATGCGCTGCCGTGCCCGGTGTACGACGCCGTGCCGCAGGGCGCGGCATTCCCTTACGTCACGCTCGACCGCGAGGTGCGGCGCTCCGCCGACTACCTGAGCAGCCGCATGGATGAGCGCTTCGTCTATCTCAACGTCTGGTCCGACTACCCCGGCCAGAAAGAGGTGAAAGAGATTATCGCCGCCATCGACGCCGCGCTGCACCGCCAGCCGCTGACGCTGGCAACGGGCCGTGTCGTCTCCTGCATCGTGCGTGACACCGACACCTCACGCGATGCCGACGGCACCACTTACATGGGGCGGGTCACGCTCCAGGTACTCACGCAGCACTAACCACGTTCCATCCCTGTCCACAGGCCGCCTCCGGGCGGCTTTTTTATTGGAGATCAACAATGGCACTGCAGACCTCTGCCAACTGCAAGTTCTACATCGGCACCACCTCGCCGGGCACGGACCTCGCCAGCTTCAAGGGCGACACCTATAAGGAGGTCGGCAGCATCGAAGATCTCGGCGAGTTCGGTGACCAGTTCAATCAGGTGACGTTCACCAGCCTGGGCGATGGCCGAGTGCGGAAGTTGAAGGGCACCAAAGACGCCGGCGACATGACGCTGGTGGTGGCCTTCGACGGCGATGATGAGGGCCAGGCTGCTCTGCTGGCTGCCGCCGAGGACACCACCTCAGTTGGTTACAACTGCAAGGTCGAGCTGAACGACATGGGGACCACCAACCCGACCACGTTCTATTTCCGCGCGCAGGTGATGGGTGCTCGAGTGGCTATCGGCGGCGCGGACAACGTGATCCGCCGCAACGTCACCATCGCGATCGACTCCGATGTCATCATGGAGGAGGCCGCCTGATGAGCCGAGCGAGTTTCGGACAGATCGACATCGACCTCGGCGGGGAGACCATCACCCTCCAGCCGACGCTT